AAGTTTATTTCAAGTTTATTTCAAGTTTATTTCAAGTTTATTTCAAGTTTATTTCAAGTTTATTTCAAGTTTATTTCAAGTTTATTTCAAGTTTATTTCAAGTTTATTTCAAGTTTATTTCAACTCGTTCTCTAGGCCCACGGTTAAGCCTCTTCGGCAATGACAGTCTAAGGTTGTAAACTGTAAAAATGTAAGTAAAATGGTAGTGGCTCGTGGCAGTATAATGGTTAGTATAATGGTTAGTATAATGGTTAGTCGAACCCCAGTATAATTGTAACCGGTATTTTAGTTTGTCACCGATTTCCTAGATCCTATAAATAACTTGTATTTGCAAGATAATAGTATTGTGTTGAAGAGAGCGAGCCAAAGGCGAGCGATAATTAGATTGCACTGTTGAATAAATTCTCTCCATTTTACTTTTCTAAAAAACAATTTGGAGAGAATTTTATAAATAAATTATATGAATCAATTAATTGAATATAATAATTCTTTAAAAGAAGGTGAAAAAAAACTTGAAAATAATGAATTTTTCCAAGATTTATGTGGTTTAATGGAAAATGAACAATTTAAACGATTTTTTGATAAACATATGGGTAATTGGCTAGATATAAAATGTTCAGTAACATATATGCATTTATATAAAGAATTCAAAACGAGATATAAAAAAATAAATGATACAGAATTAGATAATAGAATAGTAGTATATTTATTATCAAAAATTATGAAAGATAAAACTTTAAGACCGTGGTCAATAACAACAGTAGATAAAATGCTTACAAGTCATAAAGTAAATTTTTTTGATGAATTTGAAACAATAATGGTCGCTAATAAAGACTTAAATCTATTAACTTAAAAAAAAGCACTATTTAATATTTAATCGTTCCATTCTTGCCTCATAACCTTGCTTGATTCTCTCATTTATTCTATAACGACTCCACATATCATACGGCGGCATTATAATATATTATTCTATTTAATGTTTAATATATTATACTTATTAGTTATTGTAACCGGTAACATAGTTTGTCACCGATTTCTTAGATCATATGAAAAAGGGGGCTAGATGCAAGGGTGGCATTAAAACCTTGCTTGCTTGGGAAAGAATAGCCCAGGGCCAGATTGCACTGTGTAACTTTATGAAGTTGATAAACTATATACAAACACTACCATAATAAATACTGTTATTGATAAGGTTAAACAACACATTACCTTACGCTGCGCCATATCCCAATGGATACTATTGTCAATATCCACAACTACACCTTCAATGCTTGGTTCATCATCATCAACATCTATAACAATAGCTTCAGGATACTCCATTTTTATTACTAACTAGTATTGACAATAAAAAATGTAATTCAATTTTTTAGATTCCCCAGTGTAACCTTTATTAGTCTTAATATTTTGATTCGTTTAGTCAGTCCCACGAAGGAACAATAATCTCCTTATAGAACCGTTTTTTCCAATAATAGCCCTTATGGTCGCGGCCCCACCAATCCCCTCTCCAATGTCTCGTCTCTTTATTTGCATTTAACTTTTTTAATAGAGACCAGTAAGCATTTACAAAAGCTCCAGACCCGACCCTTGCTTGATAAGTGCTCCCAATTTCGCGCCTTACATCATATTCAATGTCCTTTAATAACTGCTGCAACCGTTCAATTTCTTTGTCCTTCTCACTAAACTTATGTTGAACATATGGATTAGTATATGGAATAAAATCATCATTTGAAAATGACATTTTAACGGGTTTAAGACTCTTCTTTTTAGCTTCTAATGACCGAAGCCTTCGTGAATAGCTTGGATGTTTCACCCTCTCATTAACTATTTTATGATATTTCTTTCGCCACGGTTTTTGAAATCTTTCTAGTAACTCTGTATTAATCATTTTCTTATATTTCTCACGATTCATATTAGTTTCTCGTCGATTACACTTTCGAATCAGTTCATTTTTAATATTGGATGTTCGATGAATAGAAGTAACAACTTTCATACCGTGTCTTTGTATTTTCTTTTTAGTTTTTGTCATTTTGACCATACTAATATGGTTTATTTTAATAAATAATCTTCATTCAATTTTCAGAATACTAATTTATATACTTAATCTACTAGGGAAAATAGTATGAGTTTAAATCTAAAAACCAAATTCAAATCATATATAAATGTCGCGAGAAGGCTATAAATATTTTTTAACTTGTTGCTCTTTAATGAAAAATGAAGGAAAATATTTAAGAGAATGGTTAGACCATTATATAAGTGAAGGTGTAGAACATTTTTATATTATTGACAACGGCAGCACAGATGATACTGTAGAAATACTAAAAAGTTATAATAACATTACACTGTTTCATGATAATAGAAAATACCCACATCATCAAGTCGCAATGTATAACGACCACTTGCTACCAATTATAAAAGAATCCAAATGGACAATGATAGTAGATGCAGATGAATTAATGAAAGGTCAAAATAATAAAACAATATACACATACTTGCAAACCATAGCAAGACCAATTCATAGTATTTATGTAATATGGAAAATGTTTATAGGCAAAGGTGATGATGTTGAAAAAATGAGTGACATGACTACTAGATTTAATTATGATTATTTATTTGATACTAATATAAAATTAGACTATTGCAATTGTAAGGATTTACAATATTTTATGTTATTTGGCAAAACGATATTCAAAACACAAAATATTGATAGATTAAGAGTTCATAAACAATTGGTGCCTGGTGTAATGATTGATAATTTTCGAGTGAAATTAGATATGTTTCCCGATACAATATCAACAACTTGTAAATATATGAATGAAACAACATTAAGAACAGCAGATGTGGTTTTAAATCACTACTTTATAAAAACTAATAAAGAATATAGACATAGAGTAAAAAAAATTAGTGAAGTTGGAGAATGGAATTGTCCTGGATGGCCATATCTAGGTTGGTTAAAATCTTTATACAATCTAGATGATAAATATATGTTAAATGAAAATTAATGAATATAAGTTCCGTCAGGAATATCTAATGAATAATTAATCCACGCCTGAATCTTGTCTTTTTCAAGTAAATCTAGTTTTTTTGATTCTTTTTCAATAGTTTCAAGATGATTAGCGTTTATTAAATCTAGAGAGTTTATTTCTCCACTAAAATCTTTTCCTGGAATTAGAAATGGAGAGAATTTTCTTCTAAATCCAGAATTCTTCAAAATTTGTGAAATCATTTATATATTTTTATTAGACAAATTCTCTCCAAATAATTTAAAAGGAAAGTAATTTATTATAAAATAATGAGTCACAGACAAGTGATTGCAGAGTATATATGGCTTGGAGGTAAAGGTGAACTTAGGTCGAAAACAAAGGTTCTTCACGACTTTACTTTAAGGTCGGTAGAAGCAAAATATTTTCCTATGTGGAATTATGATGGTAGTTCTACAGCTCAAGCGGAAGGTTTAAATTCAGAGTTGAAATTAAAACCAGTAGCAGTTTATCATAATCCATTCAGTGATAATTGTACATTATCAAGTTCATTTCTAGTATTATGCGAAACATTAGATAAAAATGATAAACCATTATCAACAAATACAAGGGCATCAGCAGCACGATTATTTGAAACACATAAAGCAAAAACAGAAAAACCGTGGTTTGGCATTGAACAAGAATATTTTATAATAGGTAGTAAATTTTCTAGATTTAACGGAATAACACAAGGTCAATACTATTGTAGTGTAGGAAGTAAAAATGCATATTACAGAGAAGTAGCAGAAGAGCATATGCATTTATGTTTAAAGGCAGGATTAAAGGTAAGTGGTATAAATGCGGAAGTAGCGCCTTGTCAATGGGAATATCAAATAGGTCCTTGTGAAGGTATAAACGCAGGAGACCAAATATGGATATCTAGATGGATAATGGAGAGATTAGGTGAAAAACATAATGTAATTATTAATTGGCAACCCAAACCAATAATAGGTATAAATGGCAGCGGATGTCATACAAACTATAGTACAGAAAGTATGAGAAAAGAAGATGGTTTAAATATTATTTATTCAGCAATAGAAAAATTAAGATTAAAACATTCGGAGCATATGAAAGTATATGGAAAAGACAATGATAAAAGAATGTCTGGAGAATATGAAACAGCAAAATATGATGTATTTAGTTTTAATCAATTAAAATCAGTAGACCGTGGCGCCTCAATAAGAGTAGGATATGAAACAATAAAAGATGGAAAAGGATATTTTGAAGATAGGCGTCCGGCATCTAATATGGACCCTTATCTTGTTACATCAAAGATATTTGAAACAACTTGTGGAGTTGTATAAATTGAAACCAATTAGAGGATATTTAAATGATGTATATATATGTTAAGAAAGAATCAACAAAATGCAATTGATATATCAGTAAAAAATAATTTTGAATCAGGAGTTCATTTTCATGCAACAGGAACAGGAAAATCTTGGATAGCATTAGAATTAATTTTAAAATATAGTGAATTAAATCCCCAAAAAAATATACTTTGGTTATGTGAGCAAAAGTCTATTTTAAAAGAGCAATTTAATAAAGAAGTGTTAAAAGAAAAGGGATACATTAATGTTTATAAGAAGTTTATGATAATAAATTATACAGAAATAAAACCAAAAGAGTGGTATAGTAATGTAAATAGTGCAACGATTTGGAAAAAGCCAATACTACTTGTAATTAATCGAAGTTTTCTTGTATCACAAAAAAAATATGAGAAATTAAATATGAACATAGGATTTATAATTCACGATGAATGTCATTCAATAAAAAATACAACAACGCGTGAGTTTTATAATTATGTATTAACTAAAAACAAAGATTTGAAATGTCTAGGATTTTCAGCGACACCTTGTCTAGAATATCAACCTTTCAACAAAATATTAAGTGAATATACGATATATAATGCATATTGTGATAATGTAATAGTTGCACCAAAGATAAGATGGGTAAAAAGCAGTAAAATATTAAGTGATACTGATTTTATGGATATATGTGCTGTAAATATAAAAGAGTTAGCATATAAAAAGGTGATAGTGTGGTGTGGTATAATAGATAAGTGTTATGAGTTATCAAAGTTATGGAAAAGTAAATTTACAGATTTTGTAGTATGTGTGGATACTAGTAAAAATGAGGATAGTGAGTATGAGCGATATATGAAAGAAGAAAGGAATGCGATATTATTTTGTGCGTGTAAGCATCGTGAAGGTTCTGATATTAAAAATCTAGATTGTTGTATATTTCTTGATAAAGTAGAAAATAGAAACGCAAAGACTTTTATACAGTGTATAGGGCGTGTATTAAGAAAAGATGTAAAAAAAAAGAAGAAATATGGGTTGATATTAGATTTGAAAGCTTCGAGTTGTATAAAAATATGTGATAGAATGAATAAGTATTTGAATTGTAGTAATGGTTTCCCTTGGAAATACAAATATGAACAATCATC